GGAGTGTAAATCTATGGTTTAGTACTACTTCAAGTATTTCAAATAGCCCTACATATGGTTTATGTGGTAAATGGACTGGTAATAATTATCAAGAAGGATGGGGAATTACTTTAAGAGGTGCTACATATAATGGTATAATGGTTAGATTAGTCTCAGGAAGTGCTAGTAGCCTTGCACGTACAGGGGGATTACGTGATATAAAACCATCAGAAAATATTACAAGTAGTTTATCAGATGGTAAAGGGCATAATATAACAGTAACTTTTAATTCTTTAACACGTGTAGGTTCCTTATATGTAGATGGAGAATCTGTGGGAGAAACAACGGGTTTTAATGCAGGATTCACATGGGAAAATTTTGTAACCCAAAGTAATTTATATATAGGAAAAGCCCACTCTAGTGGTTATTATTTTCCTGGTGAAATTTCTAATGTATCCTTTTATAGAAAATCCTTATCCCCAAAAGAAATCAAACAAAATTATAATGCTTTAAAAGGAAGATTTGGATAATAAAAAAATTTCAAATATATTTAATCTTAATTTAAACTATAATATTTATAACCATGGAAAAACAAGTTTTAACAGAAGAAGAAGTTAAAAGTTTAACTTCATTACAACAAGAACAAAACGATTTATTATTTCAATTAGGTCAAGTTAATTATCAACTTTACTTTTTTGAAAGAGAAAAAACTAGAGTACAAAACTTAATAGAAGCATTTGAAAAAAAACAAACTGATTCTGCCAAACAACTAGAAGAAAAATACGGTGCGGGAACAGTTAATTTAGAAAGCGGCGAATTTGTTAAAGCCTAGATGCATTTTTAAAAGCTTCTGTAATATTTATAACAAAATTAATTCATTAAAACATGGCAGAAGTATTAGTATCACCAGGAGTATTAGCAAGGGAAAATGATCAATCCTTTTTATCGGCTCAACCTGTACAAGCGGGTGCAGCTATAGTAGGTCCTACACTAAAAGGACCAGTTGGTATACCAACATTAGTAACATCTTTTTCAGATTATAAAAATGTATATGGTTGTGTTGTAGAAAGTGGTAGTGCAGAATACACTTACCTTACCTCTATTTCAGCATATAATTATTTTCAACAAGGTGGAGATTCATTATTAGTAACTAGAGTAGTATCAGGTTCTTATACTTCAGCAGAAAGTGATACAATTACAGGATCAGCGGGAACGGCAGGAAATATATTTACTTTAAAAACAATTTCCGAGGGAGCTATTATGAATAACGATGGTACTGAAGGAACAAATAATACTTTAAGTTCTGGTACTAAGGATAATTTAAGATGGGAAATTGTAAATCCTGATACTTCCTCAGGTACTTTTAGTTTATTAATTAGGAGAGGAAATGATAGATCCAATGATAAAGTAATTTTAGAAACTTGGGCTGATTTATCACTAGATCCTAATTCAAATAATTACATCGAAAAAGCTATTGGTAATACTAAATTAACAGTAACAACTGATGGTAGTGATACCTATATCAAAAATGAAGGTACCTATAATAATTTAAGTAGATATGTTTTTGTAGATTCTGTTAGTAAACAAACCCTAAATTATTTTGATAACAATGGAACAGCAAAATCTCAATTTACAGGTTCTATCCCAGTAGCACAATCAGGAGCATTTAGTAGTGCTACAGGTACAGCATTTACAGCACAAAATAGCCCAGCTTTATTTTATGATAAAATCTCTAATACAAATTCACAAGGATTTGATGATTTAGCTTTAGCTGCAACTGAAAATGGTTCATATTCTAAAGCTTTAAGTTTATTATCTAATAAAGATGATTATCAATATAATGTATTAACATTACCTGGTTTAATTTTAGCAAATGACACAGCAACTTCTGAACTTACAACAGCGGTTAACAATGCACAAACTAGAGGAGATTATATAGCAGTAGTAGATACTGTAAATTGTTTTGTAAGTAGTCTTGCAACCGTAACTGAAAAAGCAGCAACAATAGATTCTTCATATGGAGCAACATATTGGCCATGGTTACAAACAATTGATCCAGATTTAGGATCTAAAGTTTGGGTACCAGCTTCAACATTAATTCCAGGTGTATATGCATTTAACGATGCTTCATCCGAAACATGGTTTGCACCAGCTGGTTTAAATAGAGGTGGATTATCAACAGTATTAAGAGCGGAAAGAAAATTAACTAATGGTAATAGAAATACTTTATATACTGCAAATGTTAACCCAATAGCTACATTTCCAAACACAGGAGTAGTAGTATTTGGACAAAAAACATTACAGAAAAAAGCCAGTGCTTTAGATAGAGTAAATGTTAGAAGATTATTAATTTCACTAAAATCATTTATATCACAAATAGCAGATACTTTAGTATTTGAACAAAATACAATTACTACAAGAAATAACTTCTTATCATCAGTAAATCCATACTTAGAAAGTGTACAACAAAGACAAGGATTATTTGCTTTTAAAGTAGTAATGGATGAAAGCAATAACACACCAGATGTTATAGATAGAAATCAATTAGTAGGACAAATATTCATCCAACCAACTAGAACGGCTGAATTTATATACTTAGATTTCAACATTCAACCAACAGGAGCTACATTTGATGGAGCTGGAACAACCGGAGGAACAACTGGTGGTGGAGGAGGATATTAAAAATTAAAAAATTAGATATTTATAATAAGAAATAAACAATAAAACATGGCAGTATTAGATCCCAATGAAATATTTTTTACAGCGTTTGAACCCAAACAAAAGAATAGGTTTATCCTATACGTAGACGGGATTCCATCTTACCAAATTAAAGGAGTGGGTGCTGTAACACTAGAACAAGGAGTAGTTACTTTAAACCACATTAATGTAGAAAGAAAAATTAAAGGTAAATCAAGATGGTCAGACATTTCAATGACATTATTTGATCCAATTACACCATCAGGTGCACAAGCAGTAATGGAATGGGTAAGATTACACCATGAATCAGTAACTGGTAGAGATGGTTATTCTGATTTTTATAAAAAAGATGTAACAATAGATGTTTTAGGACCAGTAGGAGATATAGTTTCAGAATGGATTCTAAAAGGAGCATTTATTACAAATTCAAACTTCGGTGATTTTAATTGGGATACCGAAAATGAAGCACAAAATATTGAATTAACACTATCAATTGATTATGCAGTGTTAAATTTCTAAGAATTTTTCCACACCACAACCTGAAGGGAGTTTGGCTATGTCAAGCTCCTTTTTTACATTGGTATTTATAATAAAGTTTTATAAATTAAGATTATGGCAGAATTTAAATTCCCTACTGAAGAAGTAGAATTACCATCAAAAGGTTTAGTATACCCTAAAGATAATCCACTATCAAGTGGTAAAGTTGAAATTAAATATATGACCGCTAGGGAAGAAGATATTTTAACTAATCAAAACTATATTAAACAAGGAATAGTAATAGATAAACTATTAAAATCTTTAATTGTATCTAAAGTAAATTATGATGATTTAATCGTAGGAGACAAAAATGCAGTATTAATAGCAGCTCGTATTTTGGGATACGGAAAAGATTATGATTTTCAATATAAAGGAGAGGAAGTAACTATAGATTTAACTGAACTAGAAACTCAATATTTAGATGAATCTACTATGATAGATGGAAAAAATGAATTTGCATACACTTTACCTCACACCAATACAGCTATTACCTATAAACTTTTAACTAATAGGGATGAGAAAAAAATTGAAGCTGAAATTAAAGGTCTTAAAAAAATAAATAAACAAGCATCTCCTGAATTGTCTACTAGGTTAAAATTTATGATTACTTCTGTAAATGGGGAAACTGAAAATAAAACAATTAGAGAATTTGTAGATAATTATATGTTAGCAAGAGACTCCAGATCATTTAGAGAACATATAAAAAATACTCAACCTGACATTCAAATGAAATTTACCTTTACAGGTGAAAGTGGCACCGAGGAGGATGCTACAATACCAATGACTGCCGGGTTTTTTTGGCCTGACCTCTGAATATCGTAAGAGTTTATTTGTAATTTTACATCAAATTATCTTTTATGGAGGTAATTATGATTATCATACTGTTTATAATATGCCAATATGGCTAAGAAAATTTACATATAAGCAAATAGTAGATTTTAAACAAAAAGAACAGGAAGAAATTAAAAAAGCCTCTGGTAAACCTAATAGTACTTCCGTAAACATGGGAGATTCTGTTATACCTGAACATATGAAGGAGGCTTTAACTAATAAATCTCGTAAACCCACTTATACTACTAAGACATCTAAAAAATAATATTTATTAATATTTATGATAAACATAAATTAGATGGCTATTTCCCAAGAAGAATTAGATAGACAAAAACAATTTAACCAAGAAAAGGATAAAGAAAAATCTTTAGAACAAGAATTAATTGAAATTCTCCAAAAAAGATCGGGTATTACTTCTGAAGCCGTTAATGATCAACAAGATATAGCTAATGTTTTAAGAGATCAGGCTAAACAATTAAAATTCCAAAATGCCGAAAGGAGCCTTTTAAATAAGGCATCAAGAGAGCTTACTAAAATAGCTCAAAAAAATTATACAATAGGTAGTGAAGAATTAGGAACTCTTAAGGGTTTAAAAACTCTATCCCAGGATAGAACTTCTATAGAAAAAAATATTACTATATTAAAACAACAACAAGAAAAATTTTCTAAATCTCAATCCAAATTAGATAACGATATAGCAAGAAGTATTGGGATGCAAGTTAAAGAGGCTATTAAATTAAACCAAGAACTTGAAACAATTGAAAAGGTATCTAATCAAGTTGCTAAAAATTTTGGTGTAAGAACTTTTGGAGCCCTATCAGATATAACAAAAGCAATTCCTGGACTTTCTAGATTTTCAACTCCTTTTAATGATGCTGCCGAAGCTGCTAGAAAGGCAGCTACTACCAATTTTAAATTAGAAAAATTTGAAGAATTAAAAAAAGAAGGAAAGGGAATAAAGGAGGCCATGGATGAGGCTGGGGTTAGTGCAGAAGATGTTGAATTAGGAAGTGTATCTCCATTTTTAGAGGGAATAAAATCTTTAGGAGCATCCCTATCTAAAGCATTAGGTCCCCTAGCTTTAATATCAAATCTATTCAATATTATGAAAGGTGTAGATAGGGAAGCGGGAGAATTTGCTAAAAATATGGGCATTTCATATAATGAATCCCTTGCTTTAAGAGGTGAAATGAATAAAGTATCATTAGCTAATAAAGATATTTTAATAACTTCTAAAGAACTTATAAAAGCTCAAAGCGAATTAAATGAATTTTTTGGTCAATCCGTAGCTTTTTCTGGTGAAATAGCCTCAGAATTTGCTTCTATACAAAAAAGAACTGGTTTATCAACTAAGGCATTAGGAATATTTACTAGAACAGCTATGGAATCAGGTCTAGCCACTGAAGATGTTTTAGTTAATATTGAAAAAACAAGATTAGAACAAAATAATTTAAATAAGTTATCGTTATCTAGTAAACAAATACAGGAGGGTATAGCTGAGGCATCTAATGCTTTTCAATTATCTGTAGGGAAAAGTGTAATTGAATTAACTAAAGCATTTTTTGCATCCAAACAGTTAGGAGCTTCATTTCAACAATTAGAAGGTTTAGCTGATAATTTATTAGATTTTGAAAGCTCCATACAATCAGAACTTCAGGCCGAATTACTTACTGGTAAACAATTAAATTTGGAAAAGGCAAGACAAGCAGCTTTAGATAATGATTTAGCTACTTTAGCAACTGAAATAAAAAATCAAGTTGGTAGTGCTGCCGAATTTGGTGAGATGAATAGAATTCAACAAGAAGCTATAGCCAAATCCATTGGGATGCAAAGAGGTGAATTAGCTGATGTTTTAATGGAACAAGAAAATATAAATGCTCTTCAAGGTATATTTGGAAGTGGAGTTGAAAGTCTTTCAGATGCTCAAAAAGAATATAATAAATTAAAATCAGAGGGCAGACTTACGGAAGAACAAACAAATGCCTTAGCGGAAAAGGGATTAGCAGATCAAATGGCAACGGCATCAGTTGCAGCAAGATTTGAGGCAACAATGATGAGAGTACAGGAAGTATTTATAGGTTTCGCTGAACCTATTTTAGGTATAGTAGATGGTATAGCATCTATGGTGGGGGGGGCTGAAAAATTAGCTTCTATTTTGATAGGAGTGGGTGCTACTTTTGCAAGCATAAAAGCTATAAATATGGTATTAGCTACTTTAGGAAAAGCTCAAATAGGAGTTCAATCTACTTTAGCTGCTATAGCAGGTACTAAAGCAGCAGGTGAAATAGCAGCAGCTTCAGCTCTTACTTTAGGGTTAGGTATAGCCGCCGTTATTGGGGGTATAATAGCTGGTGTAGCTGCTTTTAAATCATCTAAGACAAAAGCAGGAAATGATATTATATCTAGTGCTACCAGTATGACGGGTTATGGAGATAGAATGTTATTAGGACCAGAGGGGGCAATTTCATTAAATAATAAGGATACAGTAGTAGCAGGAACAGATTTATTTAAAGCTGATGATATGACCTTATCTCCTGAGGGTACTAATACTGTTGTAAATAATCAAGATAATACAGCTTTAATATCCAAAGTGGATCAACTTATAGCAGTAAATGAAAGAATATTAGCTAAATCATCTGTAATAGAAATGAATGGAAACCAAGTAGGACAAGAAATTAACACCTCAGAACGAGCAATTCAATAATTTTAATATTTATAATAAAAAATAATAATTATGGCACTATTAGATAAATTAAGAACACAGGGATCTGTTTTTTCAGGATTAGATGGAACAACCCCATCAATTGAAAATAAGAAACAATCTAAATTACATAATGAGTATTCTATTAATGGACAATCTAACATCCCAAATAGACCTACTCCTTCTACTTTAGATTTAAACGGAGTAACTCCCGCAACATATAGAGATAGAGCACCCGAAGGGGCATCATTTTAATGGCATTAATAAACCTAGTAACCAATCTTAAATCTTTAAAATTTGGTAAGGATAGGTTTGGTGGGGGTGACAGTGGTCAACCATTTATTAAAACCCCTCT